TGCAGCGGCTTTCTTTTATCTGACTACTTCTGTTTCCATTAATCTCAGTTATACGTTAATCCTCAATGGAATATAATGCCCGCATACACTCGAAAGGGAAAGATGAATTTAAAGCGTCATATACTTCCTCCGGTATATCGTCTTCACTTTCAAAATTACCTTCGATACTTTCAGAACCAAATGCTGTTGCAACATGCTTCTCTTTATACTCTTTACCGTCTATGATTACGGTACTCTCCCAGCCATTAGGAGTAATTTCTATTTTTATCTTATTCATGTTATCTCTTGATTTTTTTAATGAATCACTATAGTTTTCTAATTCGGATATTACAAAGTTTAATGCATCTTTGCAACCCCTTGAATAAGCTCTCTTCTGGTTGTGCACTCCAAAGAAGAAAGCTCCGCTACCTATGGAGAGGTAAAGCAACGCTAATAGAATCTTTCGTTTCATTCGTTTCTTTCTTGTTATACGTTAAACTTCGGTATTGGCATCCAGTGGGTAATACTTTCATCGGTGACATAACCATTTGTTACAAACCATTTACTTTTGCAATATCCTTTTTTCTTTCGAAGCCACCCTATTGCATAATGCTTAACAGAATCTCTATCATAAAGAAAAACTTCTTGCTCTGGTTCTGGCAACTTATCTTTTACACTTATCCAAGGAGATTGTTCCTTACAATAGCTATATCCACACTGAAAATCTTCCATACTGTCAGCATGGCGGGAAACGTAGTTATCCGCATCAACTTCTTTTAGGACGTCTTTTCTGAACTTCGTTTTTTCTGTAGCGTACTCATGCGCTGCTTCTATAATTGATTGTTTCATATTTATTCTGTTTTACGTCATTAATAACTCGGATTAAGAACATATACATCGCATTCGTGGCACAAGTTGCATTCCTTTGTTTTATCTTTAAGACACATACTTTTAGTCTTTTCCGGATAATGCCAATCAATAGAACTACAAACAATTAACTTAATATGGTCTAATTCTAAACTATTCGGACAATGTTTATTGAGAAAGTCTAAATCCTCTTTGATTAGTTTCTCATACGCACTCTTATCAATCTTTATGCTCATATCATTATTTTCTTAAACTTAACTTTATCATTGTGTATAAATTTTCAACCCCTATATTAAGGGCGATATTCATTTCCTAATTTGAGATGTATTTGAACGTTTGCCTGATGACAGGCAAACGTCCGGTTATTACTTTCTAAAAAACATATCTCCGCTTATCGATCTTGCTGTATCATCACTCGTCAAGCGAATGTACCTGAAGAAGTTCTGTTCTGTCTTATGCCCTGTAAGTCGCATTATCTCTAGCGTCTTCATTCTTCCTGTCAAATAAAGGTTTGTCGCGGCTGAACGACGTGCGGTGTGACTACAGATTAGTTCCCACTTCTCTTTTGTCACTGTCTTTATTTTACCACCTACTGTGTATGAGTAGGTAATCTTATCTGTCAATCCGATTTCGTGCATGATCAGTTTAAGATATTTGTTAAAGTACTGAATGCAAAGTCCATTAGGGATATTACCACCATACTTGGCTATAATCTCGCGAACATAATCATGCATTGGAACCTTTACAGTGACATTGGTCTTTTTTGTACGCTTCACGATAAAATCGTTCTGGAAGTTGTCCTGCGTCAGCGTTGAATAGTCCGAATAACGCAATGCTGTCAAGCAACCAACAACGAACAGATCACGTATCTTCTCCTTCGCCCTTCTGCTATCCTGCTTCCTAAACTTATAATAATAGATGCGCGTAATCTCATTCATGCTCAAGAAGACTGCAAAAGTATCTTCCAAATGCAAGTCTATTTGATTATAAGTAGGGTCGACGGCATAATTGTACTGTGAAGCCTTGCGAACCATAGATTGTAATTTCATAATGTAACCTACAATCGTGTTATGCCGTAAACCAACATTCTCAAGGTAAATGATAAAATCTTCAATGAACTCTTCTGTGACGGAATTGGTGAATATGTCACAATCGTATTCTGCGGAGAAACTGTTTATATGTCCTATCAGGGCACTGTAAACAGCTAGTGAGTTTGACGGCTTGCGCTGTGATTTCTTTTCAACTGTTTCCCGGATAAAGTCTGAAAGATAAATACCTTCAAGAGGCTTCGATTGCCGGAAGTGATTGATATAGTCCTTTCTTGGCTTTGCCTCACGGACCAAATGTGATACTGCTAATACTGCTTTGGTTATTCATTTTTATGTCATTGGTTATTCTTCTTTCTTATCCGGTATCCACTTTGTGGTTACCACCGCTTTTAATCTTCCACTACCTCCACAGATAGGGCACGTATTTATCACTGTTTCGTTACGTTCTCCCAATGCAATAATCCAACCGTTACCGTAACATTTACTGCACTCGAATCCAGTAAATGTCTCCATTTCATTAGGATGTTCCTTTGATAATAAAGGTGGAGTAATCAATAAGGTTTGTTGTTTCTTGCTCATAAAACCTTCAATTTTCGTGCGACATCTGTCAGCAGTTGATCAAACGCATCATTATATCCAACTTCATATTCCGCCGTTACAGGAATCATTCCCGTGTGTTCTTTCCGATGGATGATGAGCGAAATCGGAAGTTTGCTCTCATAAACTTGTGCTACCAAAGCGGATGCCAACGGTGGCACAAGTATCATTTCTTTAGTTCGCTTTTTCATCCTTGAACTCAGACTCTTCTTCCGGTGCAGTATAAGGATAGACATCCATGATAGCCGTCTCCGTCACCGATGAAACTTGGTATTCCGCCATCGTGCCTTTCATTCCCGCATCGAGATTCTTCTTTGCACGCCCCAAATCAGAAGCCTGTACTAATACATTAGTAAAGGTACGTTTCTCTGCTCCGCTCTTTTCATCTAATGTGATAAAGCTTAATTTGCATTTGAACCAAATATCGTCAGCTTCATCATCACTTGGAAACAGTTCACTGTAATTTACCCGCTTGATATCCGATACGGTGAATTCTCCGGATATGAATGGAGTCATCTCTTCGATAATTCGTGCTTCCGCTTCTGTAAAGCTGAGAGCATCTACCAAATAAGGTTCCGTTACTTTCTTCTGCATTCCGTTCTCCATTACCTTTTCGTAACGGATACGACATTCAAACCATGTGTGCATTGCCATAATTGTAAGTTGTTTAATTGTTGATTAATTGTTATTTAAAATAGATTGAGACCAGTATTCGTCCGGATCGCTTGATGAAAATTACTCTTTGTTCTTCTTCCGTTACCAATTCCGTTGATACTTCACTCTTTACAGGAAGAGATTTCAGATCATCATCTATCGCCCATTTCAGATAGTCAAATTCGAAAGCGGAACCGTTGGGGAAAAATTCATTGATCTCTTCCAATGTGATGTCCGTGATGTATTTGAGCCATTCCGGCATATGTTCGTGCCGGAGATTACTCTTATAGATGAATTTCATGATCTTTCAGTTTTCTCGTATTTCCATCCGTTCAGACGATAACATTCCTCCCGGGCTTCTTCACGGGTGGGAAATTCCGCCACCTTATCACCTGTACTGATATTCCCGGATTCAGTCCATCGGTAAACTGCCCAGCGACTATATATGGGAGCATACGAGTATTCAGGCCGGCTGTTCGTTTTCCTTCTTGGGTTCCACATAGAATGATTCATCTTGTACTACAACCATGCCACATTTAGATAATTGCCCAGCAACTTCCTCCTTATCACGATCAGCAAGAAGACGATCCTTTGCCAGTTCCTCGCTCACCCGGATATAACCGGGAAGAAATTCCTTCACCAGATTGGTGACAGATGCCCAGGTAAAGCCTTTGACATTCTTAAGTTTCGGAGTTCCTGTACGGAAACCGAATGTCCCATGAGCACTTTCGTAACTTTTACGTTTGGAGAACAACTCTTCACGATGTTCCGTAGCGAATGTCTGCATGATCTCGAAGTTCTTTTCCCGGATAGCCTGTTGTTCTGCTAATATATCCGCATATTTGTCACGAATACGGGTGATCTCCATATCCATTTTACTCTGAATGTTCTGCACTTTGGCATCCGCCGTTGCAAATTCACTGAAGGCGATTTCCGCCTGCTCCGATGTGATGCCGGAGATCACTACTTTTTTAACTCTTGTCTTTGCCATAAAACTTGTTTTTTGATCGTTTATACTATGTTGATTCAGTACTTTATATTAAATCTTTCGCTGCCTCCCGGTCCGGGACGACGTTTCTTTTCTTCTTCCGTCAGTTCTGAGGAGGATTTCAATAGGGCAAGACGGGTACGGTTCATTTCGATACGGGTGTTCAGATTATTCCAATCCTCCAGCAGCTTGTCTGACTCTCTTGAATGTTCTATCAAGTCACGTTCCATCAGAGTATCAAAGATGGTGCTCCATCGTTCTTCATCCCTTCTGATTTGTAATTCAAGTCGCTGTGCCTCCGACATGCGGTAGGACATGCAGTAGTCGGATTCATTATTCATGTTCCGCCTCCTTTCTGTTTAGCCTATGTTCTTTTACTACAGCACTACGATTCAGTTCACGCTTGCTGTAATAAACATTCAGTCCCTTCTGATATCCCGTTATAAATCCGTTGTCCGCCCAACGTTTGATAGTAGTCTTGCTGCATCCGATATATTTGCAGGCATCTATCTGCGAAATCAAATCATCAGTAGAGATGTCTTCAACTCTTTTCCGCTTGGTTGCAGATATTTTTTTCTGTAATCCTGCACGGCGTTCCAGACGTTCCACACGTCTCAACAACTCCCTAAATTCTGAAGCGGTTATAGTGATCATCTCTTCTACCGGTTCAATATCATCTTCCTGTTCATGATCCGGAATTAGTTCGTCCAGCGTCAATTCTCCTTTCAAGAATCGTGCTGCGTCACGACAAGCATAATAAATACCTTCACTACGGTCTGCTTCTGCCACACCTGCTACATACTTATCGAAGACACTTCGTTCATTCAGTCTGTCACTGAGAACCGAGGCCTGTTCCAGGCTAATGAGATCACCCTTCTTACGAAGAATGGCAACCGCCTTATTTATTTCCTGATTCTTTCTCATGATCTTTTGTTTTTAGATTTATTGTTTTCGTTATATGCGATGGCTTCCAGTTGTTTTTTGAATGCTTTTAACTCAGACGGATACATCTCAGACACATTCTTTCGTGAGGCACTTTTGCTGCGGGCAAAGACATTCAGCTTAGCGATATTCATTTGAAATTCTTCCTGTGTATCATTTGTGTATCCCTTATTTAGAAAGGAAATCTGAAAAGACAAACAGAAAATAGCCTTTACCAACTTCTTCGCTTCCTCACGTGCTTTTTCAGCCTGATCCTCGTTGAGTGATGCTAATAATCTGCGAGCTTCATCGAAAGAAAGCTCTTTGCTGCTCTGCGTTCTCCCGTCCGTAAAAGAAGAAATGCAGTCGTGACGAGCATCATCGTCCATACCAATTCGATGAAAAGTAGCGTGCAAAGCCTTCATCTGTTGCGGACTGATTGCTTTATCTTTTGTTGTTCTCATAACTCTAACTTTTATTATCGTTGATATTTATCTCCCCAGTATTTTTCAGCTTCTTCCGACCATACGTCAATCTGCATTTTCGGTCCGTTGAACCGCCCCTTGCTGAAAGCCCTGTATCCTTCTACGTAAACTTTCTGGGAAGCATCGTACATCACGCTACGGGCACTACGCCCGGAAGGAAGCTTTCCATCCGCATGGCTTACGAAAATAATCAGCTTGTCTTTATGCTTTTCCTTGAAGGTGATATACTGCTTATACGTCATCTGCGTATACTGGAAACTGTCAATCACCACAATTCCCGGAGATTTTCGTCGCAACAGTCGTTCACTCAAATCTTTCATCGGCTCATTGTCTAGAAGAAGAAACCGACGGTTCACTTCCAGCATTCCGCATCGTAACAGTGTATTTTTCATTGTCAGGCTGGCTCCCTCTTCAAGACTGTCATAAATTACCCGTTCAAACTGACACAAGTATTTGCAAAGCTGCACTACAAAAGTGGTCTTTCCATTTCCTGAGTTTCCCCAGACTATCCAGATACCTTTCCGTTCAGGCTCACCGAAAGCGTCATACCATTCATCCCGAAAAGGGAAAGTCTCAATCTTCGTAGCCAATAACTCGCTCACCGATTTGGCTCTTCCCATTATTCCGCTTCTCCTTTCCTGGCACGTGCATCCATGATACGTTTGCGGCTATGTACACAGCGTTTCACCCGTCGCAAGTCGTTCTCGCTAGCCTCTGCGTCTTTCAATACTTTCTTTATTTCCGCTTCGTCCGTCAGCCCGTTAACCTGGCAGATGGCGTGAATATCGTTTTGGGTCGTGCTTTTTACCTCGAAGAAACGACGGCCAATACGGCTGTATATTTCCTTATAGCCCTTCTTATTATAACGGAGCCCATTCTCCAGGCGACGTTTGATATAGTTGGTAGAAAGGAAAATGATTCCCGCATGACCTTCCAGACGATTATAAATGGAAATGAAGTAATTGAATACGCTATCCGTCAGTTTGTCGCCCTCGTCGAAAATAATAAGCGGATTTCCCAAAAAGGCGATCATCGAAATGGCATACTCCAGCATGTCCCGAAGGTTGGTCCCATCAGTAGGAGCACCCACCTGCTTGGATATCTCACGTACGAAGTCGCTTTTCTTCATGTCTTCGGAACAGAGGATATAAAAGACGTTCCGGTGCTTCTTGCGATAGTCGATAGCAGCGGTAGTTTTTCCACACCCGGCATCACCTACAATCCACGTGACGTTCTTATACATCTGCGCATCAGTCATCATAAAGGATATTTCTTTGAAGGCCACACTTTCGTGAATCTCCCAACAATCGAAACTGAATCCGATCTGCGTGGCGATGCGAATAAACATATCGTCAGAGATATTGGCATATTTACTGTTCACTATGGTAGATACAGTGGCGGCACTCACACCGTTCAGGCTTTCAGCCGCACGGTTACGGGACAGGTAGTTGTCACAGTAGGCATTCAGTGCGTCACGGATAGCATTCTTATGCTCAAGGCTTAATTCTTTCATTGTTTCGTATATTGTTTAAACAGTTATTTTTCGTCATTCTAATAGCGTTCAAGACAGTCGATATCATCAAATGTGAGATTGGAAGTCACTTTGGTATATTCTCCGGTAGTGGAATATGCCAGTTCCGTGCCGTCATCCTCTTCCTCAATCGCCAGTTTTTCCGGCAGGGATATGGGGGACTGTAGCGTTCCGGCTTCATATTTCTCACGCACTTCCTTCATTTTCTTTTCGCTCACATTCTTCGGTTGCGGAGTAGAGAGGTTAAAGAGTTCGGCTGCGATGGATTCGTCCAGATCGAAATCTTCTGTGCTGAGTTGGATCAGCGCCATTGTCTCCTTATTTTGGTCGACAGTTCGACGCATGAAGGAAGTCTGATCAGCGGTTCGAGTCTGTGTGTCACGGTTAATGACGGTCCGCGGAGTTGCGCTTATGCTGTATTTCAATCCGGAAGCGGTCGGTTCCCAAAGTTCAATACGGGTCATATCCATCGGATCATACATCACACGGAACTTGCGTCCTGTGTTACGAAGTGCCCACTGTTCATTACGAAGTCCGTCTTCGCCATAGACTTCGTACTCATATTTCTGCTTGTCAATCTCTATTTTCAGCCCGGCATTGGTGTAGGTCACCTCTTTGGCGCTTGTGAGCCAGAACATCTGAATCAGTTCAACCGGCTGCACGGGTGATGTTTCCGGATTCTCGCTCATGCGGTACATGTCAATCCGAGCGATACCGGTAGCCGGATGAGCGGCATTGTTCCATTCCTCACGGCATTGACGGTAGATTTCTTTCACTTCTTCCAGAGTAGGAAGAGCGTAAGCGTTCTTTTCTATGAATTCAAGATTGGGCTTGCTGTTCATCTTTACAGCTGTCACGTTCTGCCCGGTGAAATACCATATTTTATGAAGTATCTGCTGCTGGAACCGGCCGAAGACGCTTTCTATTGTTTT